TCCAAGTTTAGCAGTAGTCACAGAGCCATCACTAGGTACTGTCATAACTCCTGTTCCATAATGTAAAAAGAAATTACAAACACTTGTGCTTGGTACTGCAACGCCAAAGTTTATTGTAGAACTAGAAACTGTAAAGTTAGCAGCTTGAACTACACCATCAATACTAATCAAGCATGATTGAGCAGAGTTTGGTGTAAATGCTACTGAACCTTTTGTAATAGAATAAGAACTAGAACCATCAAAGGTAATATTATCTAGTACCTCTATGTTTGATATTTTATCTAATCCTCTGCCAAGATAAGCCATTATTCGTTTTCCTCTGGTTTAGTAGGAAATACAACAGCTTCTACTTCTTCAACTGTTGTTAATCCATTTGTTATGTCTCTTAATTCTTGTCTATAAGTAGTCATTTCAGATGACATTGTATTATCTGATAATGCTAAGTAATCTGTTTTAGCAAGAAGTCTGTTTCTTTTACCTCTTAAAACATACATTGATAGTTTAAATTCTTCCTCTACTGATACTTGGTATTGTTCGTTAGACATTATGATTTAACTCCATACATTGAAATAGTTGAGCCTGTTTGAAAATTAGTAGAACCACTTGGAAAGAAACTTATTCCTTTAACTCTTACATTTTGCATATATCTTCCACCTCTAAAAGTAAGACCATCATCTGCGTCTTGTCTAATATAATGTACATCTGCTACAAATCTTGATGAGCCTACATCGTTATTAAAAAGTGTCATTTCAAATGCTATATTTTCTCCAGTTGCATTACCGCTAAGTTGGTCTTGAAAAAAGAAAACTGTTGAATTTTGGTCACTACCACCAGATACATTACCATCATGAACAGAAATATCATTGCTTTCGTAGTTGCCACTTGTACTATTTATATTAATACCATCTTCTGATATTCTTATATATGTACGTTTGCCATCAGTTTCATGTCTAACATTACCAATAAATTTATAAGTGTCATAAGTCGTATCAAAAGTAACATCTGCATCTGAATTTAAAAACTGAATAGGTGTTGTATTGCTTGTTAAAGTAATTGTTTTTATATGCACTAAATTAGTAGCATTTGTTTCTAAAGAACTTGCTTGTATTTTTGATATTGCCATTATTTATTAAACTCCTATTAATTTGTATGCACCGAAAAGATTGTTTATAGGTGCAGTAGCGTTTAATTGTGGATTGCCTGAAGTATCATTTACAATTACAAATATTTCTAAATAATCAGAAGAACCATTCATATCAATTACACAACTAACAGATAAATTAAATCTTCTTACAGCATTAGTGGTAAACCAATTTTCATGTTGTCTAATGTTACTACCATTTTTATAAATCATTACAGCTGTGTTATATAAGTTTACATGAGCAAGTACGTCAGCATTTATATCTGCATATACAAAATATTTACCAGCAACTTGTGGTGTAAATCTGTAGTTAGTAGAATTGTCATAAGCATTGTTTGTATCAAAAATTTCATTATCAAACTCAACTTTTGTTAATGTGTTATCAGTTAATGCTTGAGAACTTGATAAATGTGCTTCAAAAGCTGGTGCATTAGTCATATTACTAGCAAGTGTTATTGTCTTACTAGATAAGTCTAAAGAAGATGCTAACTGGCTTGTTCCAACACTAGCGTTTGGAGGATTTACAGTTTGAACAGCTTTACCTAAAAACACACAGTACATATCATCAGATGATGATGTAGCTTCTGTTAGTGTTAATGTAGTTCCACTTGCTGAATAAGAAGTTGTAGGTTCTTGTCTAACAAAATTTATAAAAAGTGCAATTTCATTTGCATTAGCAACAGGGTGGTCTAAAGAATAAGATGTGGTTGCACTCGTACTAAAGTCTTGTTTCTGAAATGAAGTAAATGCTAAAGCTGGTGCGTTGCCCAAATAACTCATTACGATACTTCTGTTAAAAGTTGTAAGTGAACATCTGCATTACCACTACCACTATCACTTTGAGCCTGTATCTTATCACTTGTTTGTAAAACTATTTTTGGGAGTTCAATAGATGAGCCTGTTGGTAAAGGTACATTTTCAAATATAAATCTAGAAGCGTTTGCAGAAGCATCATGTTTTTTTAAACTAACTAAAATTGAAGTGGTTGTTGTGTTTGAAATAGTACCAGCAATAACAAGTGATTTATTACTTGCAGTATAAACATCTGTAAGAGTTGCGTCTGTTAAACTTATTTGTGCGTCATTAAAATTGTTAGCCATATTTTATCCTTTTACCCTAAAGCGATTGCAAATGGAATAGCACTTGGGTCAGTTTCTGTAATAGAAACACCACTAGGAAGTGTTATTGCGTTGGTTGATGTATTTACTGAAAATAATGTTAGATCATCTGTTCCATCAAATAGTTTCATAGCGATTGTGTCAGTTGCAGAATTATCTAACCAAATAGTTCCAGCTACAGCAGAACTTGGTCTTGAGCCACCTAAATGACCTGTATTAATTGCATTTAAACTACTGTTTAATGTTGTTCTAAAAGTTGCGAATGTTTGGTTATCTATCGCTATTTGTGATACTTGTGCCATGTTTTATCCTGTTCCTTTCGCTTGGAAATCAAAAGTTCTGTTAATACTTGTACCAGAGGAATTAAAAAATTCAATAGTAAATGCTGTTGTGCTTTTATTTGTAATTGTAAAGAAATCTCCTGTTGCCATGTTTTGTCCACTAATTATTATTGCTGGGTTTAATCTAAATGCACTAGAATATGTAATAGTTTTGCCACCTGTACCACTAACAACATCTGCACCTGATTCTAATTTTTCTTTAAGACTAGCTGTAACTGAAAGTGTGTTTACTAAAGTTCTTGAATCTTGATCAGCAGAAGTGAATAATGCTTTAAATTTAAAATATCGACCTGAAAATTCTCCTGTTGTAAAGTTTTGAAAAGCACTAAAAGTAACGTTATCATCACTTGTTGATATTTGTAATATTGTGTTACTATTCTGAACTGTTTTGCCATCAAATGGGTCTGGAGAACCACTATCAATATTTGTTGAACTATTTGGTTTTCCAGCATCAAAATATTTTGCAACATCTTCCACAATTTGCAAAACATTAGATTCAAACTTAGCTTTAAATACTGCTGGTAATGTAATTGTATTATTAAATTCATAAGTACCAGAACTAGGAACAGATGTTGATGCTACTCCTAATGTTCCTGTTGCAGTTAATCCTAAATGGTTTACTGAATTTTTTTGAACTACTTCTACATTTGTTTTTGTTCCTGAAAATGCTGTGTGTTCGTTGATTGTAGTTTCTAATGTATAATTTGTTGTTTCTATACTTGAAACAATTAAAGTTTCTACAAGTGATTGATTACCTCTTTTATCTTCTGCTTTGATTAAATAAGTACCTTTAGAAAAAGGAACTGTAACAGTTGTTGCTGGTCGTCCAATTTTATCTATTATATTTTTAGAATTACTCCATTCAGCCCCTGTAGTATTAGCATTATGTTTAATAACATAATAAGATAAATCCAAATCAGTTACTGCGTCCCAACTTAATATTGCTTGATCTCCTACTACATTAATTGAAAAGTTTTGAACATTACTAGGTTCTGCAGATTGACCAACTACAGTATGACTAGCTGTAATAAAATCTGATCTAACACCAGCTGTATTAACATATCTTACTCTAACAAAATATTCAGTATCATCTTTAACATTTAAAACTTCAAATCTTGATTGTCTTCCCGAACCAACTTCTGTAAATGTTTGGTTGTCCTCAGATATTTCCACTTCAAAATAATCAAAAAATGCGTCTGGTGGTTCTAACTCTGTACCATCACCACCAACTCCTTGAGATTGATCTAAAGGAAAAACATCAATTATTAATTTAGTAATAATAACACCATCATTATAAGCAACAATAGTATCTGAAACATTTAAAAAATTACTAACTTGTGATAAATCAATTGTTGTAAATGGGTCTGGTAATGTTGTTGTAGGTGTAGATGAAACTTGTCCTTTAGAAGTCCATGTGTAATGTGAGTTTTGATGTTCAACTAAATTTAAACTAATTGTATAATCTTCATTAAATGTAATTGATAAAACTCTAAAATTTTTACCAGAAAAACCAAGTGAAACATGTGTTATGCCTACTATATCTCCTATTGCTAAATCGTATGCGTTAAAGTCTGCTGTAATTTGTAATACCAATGCTTCCCTTGATCTTCTTAAAATAATTTCTGCCATTTCCTCTGCTTGATATGTTGATGTTAATGACGGGAACTCAAAACGACCCTCTAACAGAACTCCACCATCAGCAGTTTTCATTGTTGCGTGTTGATCTGCACTTGGTAAACTTGAATCGTCAATAGGTGGAAATTGTGCTTGATCTACCTGAAAATTCCTAGTTAGATTAATGTATGAAGCAATAACTCTATTAAACTTAGAATTTTTATCTGGGCTTGATAAAACATAACCACCAATAATATTATCTTCTGTTAAAGTAATAGATGCAGAGCCTGTTGTTTCTATAATTAATTTATACTTACCTTGAGTATATGGTAAATATCCTCTACAACCTTTTATAAGTTCTCTTAAATTATCAATTACTTTTCTACCTGTATCAAGTACAAAATTAGTATCAAATATATTAATATCACTACCACCAGAAAAAGGTGTAACTTGTGTTTCACAAACTTGTGAAGCATCATAAAAACTTTGTAAATCAATATCTGTTGTTTCTAAACCTTTTCCATATCTTGTGTTTCTTAAATAATCTAAAATACAAAATGCTGGATTTGTAGAAAAAGTTTCTGATGATTCGTTTAAGCTAGAGTCAAGTGTAACAACCTTTTTACCTTTAATTTTAACTTTGACTTGTGGAATACCACTAAATTTATTTTGATCCCATTGAAACCTAAAAGCTAAATAACAAACACCTCTTAACCTATGATTAGAACCCCAACCAGAAAGAGGAGTTAAAAGACTACTTGCAACTTGATCATCTTTACCCATAAAACATTGAACTTTAATATTAGTACCATATTTACCACCACTTGAAGTCCTTGTCGTTCCATGTGTTAAACTTCCATTAAAATTAACAAGTTTGTCATCAACAAAAATTTGTTCAATAGAATTTATTTCTCCCTCTGCTAAAGCAAGAGCCATATATAAATATTTATTTGAACTGCCAGAAGTTTTTAAAAATACCCTTGTTCCCCCTACCATTCTTTCTCCATAAACAACAGGAATAGATGAGTCATTAGATTGTTTATTAATTATAATACCTTGCTCATAATTATCCATAGCTGATGAGCCAAAAGAACCTACACTTCCTGTGCCACCAGCATCAAATGAGGGAAAAGATGGTGTAACCCATGAAACAGCTTTTTGAACTACATTAACAGCAGTTTTAACAATTTTCTTTCCAAGATTAACTACACTTTTTACAGTTCTTTTAACTGTCCTTTTAACTGACCTTACTACACCACCCATTATCTTTGCCTTATTATAATTCTTTTAACTTTATTATTTTCTATTCTTAACCATGTAAAGTTTTGATTTAGATTAATAAATTGTTTAGCTTTGTTAATACACCAATAGAATATATTTCTTACATTTTCTAAAGCTATTAAAAATACAAATACAAGATTGTTTCCACTGTTCCATTCTTCTAATTCTATTATACCTGTTTTTTTAAATTTATCTAAATTACTATCAGATAAAAAAGCCCAATTAGTGAAACCTATTAACTTATTATTTTTATAATGTTTTTTATATTGATTTAGATTTATGCTTGGTTGTAAATAATTTTCTAAATCTTCATCTGTTAAATGGTTATAGTGTTTATAATTTCTATAAAGTGAAATAATATCTTGCATTATTTTCTACCCCACCTAATATCTTGTACCATTTCTGAGGAATGGTCAAAACCTACATCAGAACTAAAAAATCTTTGTTGTGATGTATTGTTAGTTTTACGACCTGACCTTTTATCAAAGTCTGCCCAATGAGAAACTATTTTTAAATTTAATAAACTTTGTGTCTGATTTTCATTAATATCAAAACCATCTATTTTGCCTTTATATAATAATATAGGGTCTGCAATAAGAGTATTAGAACTATTTAATATTCCTCTAAAAATTGTAACACTATCATTGATTACATTTTCATTTAAAACAACTGATATAAAAGTTGTATTTGCACCTGATAATGTAAGATTTAATGTACCTTTTGTAATATCAGTTTGTTCATCAAAACTAGAAACATCTAATATAAAATCACTAGCAGAATATGTAATTGATGAGCCTGATATTGAAGAAGTTAAAGGGAAAGAGCAATCAGTGATATTAACAGGAGTACTAAAACCAATTGTAATAAGGTGTACTGGTCTAATATCATTTGTTGCTAATTGGTTCTTTACTGCTGTTGTTAAGGCTCTCGTCATATTTCTCGTAGGTTGTTCTTATTAACTTTTCGCTTCGTTCTACCATAATAAAACTAAAACTTCCATCTGGAATAGTATTTTGTTTTAAATTGTTTTTTTCTGAATCTATTTCTGATTCATCTACTATTTTTTCTGCAAGAAAATCAGCTGTAACATAGTGCCTTACTAAATATTTTGTCATTTATAGTGCTTCTTCTACATCAATTTCAAATTGATATAAAGCATCTCCATCTTTTGTTGCACCTACTAATCCAAACTCTTGAATATCATTTGTCATATAAACTGTAAAAGGAACATTATCATAATTTACAACTTCATTATCTGCTAAACTTGATACTAAAGGTGGCTCTATTGTTAAAGTCGAAGCATTATTTGAGGGTTCCACATCTGCTACAATCATATAAACTTTTGTATGATTAGCAAACTTGATAAAATCTCCACTTTTAAATGCGTTAGGATTATTATTTTGATGACCATTAACAGTTATAGTAGTATCTCCAGCAGTGTGTGAACCATTGACTTGTATAGTTCCTGTTTCGTTACCTCTAGCATTAGAAACTTCTGGTGGAATAATAGTAAAGTTTTCTTTGCCTGATCTTTGTTTAATTATAAAAGCCATCAGTTCTCCATAAACATCATTTCTTTTTGCAGTTATAACTTGTGCAGTAAATCCAAATCTTTGACCATCAATTTGTCTAGATAATTTTTTACCACTATCAGTTACTGAAATTATAGTGTTTTGTGTACTCTTAATTCCCATTGTAGAGAATTTTGCACTAGCTATTGGAAACGCACCTGACATTAAATTACTGCACCTCTACCTTGTTCGTTTACAGCAGAATTAATTAAAGCTGATATAGTTCCTCTTGATCTAAATAATAAATCTTCAAAGCCACTTGCATCTACTGTGTTGATATTAAAATTAACTGTTGTAGCACCACCATTTCCTGTACCTCTAGCGTTCTGTGTGATTTGTCCTGAACTGTTTGGTATAAATAACTCTGCACCTTGCTCTCCTACTACTATTGGTTTACCTTTCGATACTGCACCACCAGAAGCTTTTCCAAATAAACCTCCAAAAAAACCACCAAAGAAACCTCCACCACCACCTAAAGCATTTAATGTCATTTGAAGTGCAATTTGTCTTTTTAAAGCAGTATTTTGTTTTCTGATTGCATTTTCTTTGTCCACTTCTTTTTTAAATAATGTTTCTGATAATAATTTTTCTATTCCTAATAAAGTTATTCTTTCAATAGTTTTTGCAATTATTTCTACTAAAAGACTTTGTGCTAATTCTTTCATTGACATATTTAAACTTTTTCCAAGAACAAGTGCTTCTGCTAATGATCTTGAAAAACCACTTGCTAAAGTATTTATTAAGTTAAATGTTTCTTGTGATAAAGAGTATTGATCATTTTGCATTCTTAATTTTTGTAATACATCTTCTTGAAGTGTTGATTGATCTTTTACAGATTGTTGTATTTTTTGCTGTTCGTCAAAAATATTTCTACTTTTACCAAGTATTATATTTAATTTATTTTCTTCTGCTTTTCTTACAGCATTAACGAGTTTATGATTTGATTCAAAAATATTAAAATGTATTTTTTCTTGTTTTTCTAATTCTTTTGTTATTTTCTTTTGACTTTGTATTTGTGGCAATAAGATACTTGGGTCATAAGCTTTTTTGTTTGCTTTTAAATTATTTTTAATTTTATTTTCAACATCATCAATTGCTTTTCCTAATGCTACAAATGTTGCTGTTGCCGCCGTTACAGATGCCGCAACTAAAACTAGACCAGCACCACTTAAAGAAACTAAAGCTCTTAATCCAGCTACAACTGGTATTAATGCTCTGCCTATATTTACAAATGCTATTGCAAGTTTTAAAGATAATAAAATTTTAAATGCTGTGACTACTTTTTCTGAATGTTCTGCTAAAAACTTAAAACCATTTACTAATCTTTCTACTCCAACTGCTAATGCAGTTCCAATAGTTATTGCGATTTTATCCATTGTTTCTGAATTTTGTTCTAGTGATTTATTTAAATCACCAAACTGTAGTTTTAATTGAGAAAAAAAACCAGCATCAAGAAGAACTTTTTTAAAATTAAAAACTTTATCTCCTATCATAGACAAAGTTCCCTCTAAAGTTTTTGCTAATTCATCTGTTGAATTTCCAAATTTACCACCTTTACCAAATACTTTATTAAATGCTTCTACAGTTTCTTCAATAGATACAGTTGCACCAGCTTTAAAACCAAGCATATTTCTAACACCTTTTTCTCTAAACAAGTCTGCCGCACCTATACCAGCACTAAATGATCTTTGTATTTGTTCTGCAGCAGTTCTAAAATCTAATCCTGTTGTTGCCGCAACATTACCTGTGATCTCTAACATATTTTGTAGATCATCAGCATTATCTGTAACTGTTGCTAATATACCCGAACCTCTAGATATTTCTTCAAGTGAGAAAGGAACTTTTGATGCAAACTTTGACATGTTATCAAATGCTTTTGCACCTTCTTCAGTATTTTTTAATAAAAATTTAAGTCTTACTTTTAAATTTTCTACTTCTTTTCCTGTATTAACTAAATTTTTTATTACCAGACCAGCACCTAAACCTAAAAAAGCATTTTGAAGATTAAAAACAGCACCTCTTAATTTTGCAAGACCCCCTCTAAGTATGCCTATTGATTTAGTTGCTTTGTCTCTTGCTACTATATCAATAAATAATTTTTGATTTGCCATTATTTTAAATTCCTCGCTTCTGCTAGTGATTGACTTGTTTTATACTGTTCTTGTTCTTTTTTCAAGTAAGCTAACCAAAGATTATAATGGCTAACAGGCATATCAAGAACTTGTTGAATTGTAAGATGTAATCGTTCTGCAATAACTAACAGCGACCTAACATCTGGGTCGCTATCTACTTTTTTTCTGCGTCTTCGTAATTAGTATCTAAAAGTATTTGATTAGCAATAGTAGATATGACATTTGAATCTGCTTTTTTTCTAAGTGCAAATTTATCTTCTGGGCTAAAGGCTTTTATCATTTCGCCTTTATCATTTTTAACTTGCAACTTCATTATAAGCAAATCTACAAGAATAGTTAAATCTTGAAAATTGTTAGACTTCTTAAAGATAATGTTTTTTTCTTCAAGGGTTAATGGCTCTGAATAGAATGTACTCGGATTACCATGCTCGTCTTTCCACTCATTAACTTCAATAGTGATAGTTTTAAGAGTTTCAAAATGAGACTTAACTCTATCGATAACTGACATAAATTAATATTAGACAGTTCCTATAGTTAA